GTTAGGATGTCTTGAACCGGATGAATATGGAATTTATCCGTTTGAGTATTTGTATAATAAGGAGTGTTGTATTGTTAATCCTTTTAGAGCTATGTATGTAACTGCTGTGGAAGCACTTGCTAAAAGCTCTACATTGTATCAGTATGACCATGTTAATTTTTATATGTATTTTCCTGAACAAGATGAACCTTGTTTTAGGAAAACAAAGATGGCAAAAGTTATTGAATGCGGATTGCAAACAATGCAATATATTAAAAAGTTTGATCCGTATGACATTATGGAGATGACGCCGTCGTGTCCTTGTCAATTACATAATTATAGGTATTTTGACGTTGAGATGAGGATGATGGCCCACAACGCAGTTGAGGGCCTTGAAGATTGTAAATTGTTTACAGAAAGCTACCCGAGCTTCTGGAACGTTTCTATGGATGAGGAAGGACAGTCTCAGTCTGACCCAGGGTTGGTTCCGAACCCCAATAAACGGAACACTATGGTTTATGTTCGACCTGTTAAAGGACGTAAACCCGGAGAGCGACCGAATGTCAATAAGACAGTTCGGGACTCTAATGCTAAATTTCGAAACAAGAGATATCGTGATGAGAATCTATGTCACGGTATCAAACCGTCCTCTAGGAAGTTGTTACCTAGTGAGTTGCGGCGTTGTAAAGAATTATTCCCAAAGGTTTGTTTAGGAGATTTTAATCTTACAAACTTGCGGTTGAGTTATTATCGATTCAATGCCCTGATGTACAAAATGGGATGGTTTAACAAGAATATAGATTGGGCAAAAGCTGAGCGTTGTTATAAATCAGTTATGTCCGGAAAGCAAATTCCAAACTGGAATTCGAGAGAAATATCAAAGAAACCTGCGAAGTATTCTTCTATACGTGTATTCCTTAAAAATTATAGTTTCTTTCTCGGTGTTTTTACCGATACTGAGAGAAACATTTTGTCAAATTATGTGGATTACTGTCAAGGAGATAGACGAACGCATAAATTAGAGCGATTGGCTCCTAGGTTTGTAGCCTCAGGAGATGATTGTTATGTGTCTTTCGAGAAAAAACAGTTTGTGGATATGCCAGACGAAGAAATCCCTGATATTGAAGATCTGGGAGACACTTTACAAATAGGTGAATCTCAAGGAATTTCGGACCTTTTTAATGTTAAGAAAAGGGTGAAGGAGAATGTAGGAGAAATGGCTTCCGCTGCAATTAAAGCTGCAGCATGGGATTTTATATATTCTATACCAAAGAAAATAATGGATTTGTTTTATGGAGTCAAAGGATCAATAGAATCGATGCTTGAAAAAGTTCGATCTTCTTTCATAAAATTATTCCAGTGGGTGAAGGAGAAGTTTGCTAATATGATGAAAGCAACATCTTCGTATCTGGAAGGTCTAACACCAGGAGTTTTACTGGCATGGACAGTTCTGATCTTCGGAATAGTAATCTCTATGTGCAAGGGTTCATGGCCATCTGTTGTTATGATAGTGGTTGGATTTTTGTTGATAGAGGTATGTAGAGCCAACGGCCGAACACCGGCACCGAGAGCATGGGAGATAATATATGAACTCTCAGACTCGACAGGATCAGGAGTAGGAACTAGTCAAGCAGGAGGGTATCTTTTAGGAGAGACTTTTGCGATGGTGGTGGCCATTCTTGGTTTAGCGAATTCTGCTACGAGATTGGTAGACGTTGTCCCTAGAGTTTTCCACACAATTAAAGATGGAATGATTTATTACTTCGATTGTTTGTATTATGCGATTATGAAGGAACATCTTGTTGTGAGTAGAACTGAGGTGGATGATTTGGATGTTTATTTGAAGAAGATTCAAGTATTCTTTTCAGATCCCACGATACCTAGTACTTATCTGAAAGAGCCAGCAAAGGGCCGAGTTCTTAAAGAACTTGGATCGCAAGTTAAGAGGTTTGAGACTTTGTTGTTAAAGACTAAGACTCACCCTCAATATGGTTTTTGGATGGCTTCAATAGAGAAGATTAAACATATGTATACCACTTTAATTCAAACTAGTGGGACTCATGATTCAAGAATTGAGACCCCATTGTTGTGGTTGCATGGACCTCCAGGAGAAGGCAAAACGTTTATAATTCCTAAAGTAATGAGAGCGGTGTATCAATGCGTTCAAAAAGCATATCCCGATTTGTTTCCTGATGAATGGGATTCAGCTCAAATGTTTGTTAGGGCAAAGAATTCCGATTATTGGGATACTTACCAGCAGCAGTTTGGAGTTTTGTTCAATGAACTTGGAGCAGCTCGAGATGCGACGGAGCGATATAGAGAACTATCTGAAGTTATGAGCGCATGTGAATCAGGAGTGTACTCCTTAAACACAGCGCATATAGACGGAAAGGGATGTACCTTATTCAATAGTTTTTTAGCTTGCGTGACGTCAAATTTGACAACCGAAGACTTAAAATCTAGGTGTGGATTATCGGAACCAGGAGCTATTAAACGTAGGCAGACTATATATGCTGAGGTTTTGCGAAATGCTGATCTCGAGGATGATTATTCTAACCTTGATGATGCTTGGAAGTTTGTTACTTCGTATGAGCCAGAAAATGATGCGTCTATTAAAAAGGGAGTTCATCCACTTTTGTATAAATGGATGAAGGAAGCGCACAAAACTGGATCAAATGTGATTCTTACTTTTTCCCAGGTGGTGGTATTGATTTCGGATACTATCATCGAGAGGATTAAGAAGATGAAATCTGCCGCTGATTCTGATAAAGCTTTTAACTTTGCTGATTATTGTAGAGAAAAAACTCAGTTGGACGATACGTTCGCACCTGTGTTGATCAAGAAGTCAATGAATAATAACGAGATTAAAGCCTATTTCATACCAAAAGAAGAAGGAACTTCTCATGGTTTCACTGACGAGATTATTCCATTGATCAAAGTAGCTGACTATCCAGAATGGTCAGATTATTTAGCAGTCGTTACTCGTTATCGGGAGTTGTATAATAAGTTCATACCTGACGCAGCTCCAGCGGGTCATATGGTTAGAAAATTGATGATGGAAGATCACGAGACCTTTCTTGAGTATTTAGACAGATTGGATCATGCGTATCAACTTGATCCATCTAAAGGAGAAAGTATTGGAGAACAAGCAGAAGAGTTTGCAGACGACATAGATCATGATAAACAAACGGAAAACGATATTTTTTATCATGCACCTGAAGAAGTTGTTTCCTCTGTGGAGGTAGTCATTAAATCCAAGGTAGGAACTCATAGAAAGTCTTGGTTACATTACGCGTTTGATAAGATTTGGGGAACCTCTCAAGTAAGAAAGACGTGGATGGATTGGAATGAGAAGTGGACATATACTAAAAGTGTGTTTACAGACAATGATGATATTTCCATTACTCCTGAACATCTTCGATCGCTTGGAGATGCATTAAGGACAGCCAATCATAAGGAAATGGATATGTTGTGTATAAATCACATTCGTCCATTCATTCAGGCTAAGATTGCGTGTCATGAGTATATAGGAAATTGGAATTTCCCAGCAATGTTTCAATGTAAGCTTGCTTTTGCTTTGTATGATGGAGACTACGCTGTTCGAAGAGAAGCTATCCGTTTTATGAGACATATGGTTGTTTATAAGAAAGAATTATTTAAATATTTAAATCATGATCAATCTGAAATTCGTCCTGGAAATGAGGAATTGTATTATAGGTTGGTAGATGAAATTGAATCTCACATTTGGCTTAAGAAGAACGGATTAAGAGGAAATAAGCCTGTCTTGGATAAAGAAGGATATGACACGGCAAATTGGAGTTTTTTCAAATGGTTTGATTTGTGTACAAACGAGTTATTGCCAGCTGTGACATTTTATCCTCATCCTGTTTTAGATGCTTGGATGTCTGCCATGTTTGGAAGTGATTCTGAGGTTAGAAGGTCCATGATGATAGCTCGTAGGATTCCTCCGGATCAGGAGTATTCATGCGTCTCTAGCTTTTTTAACATTTCAGCATGGAATTCCACTAGAAGTTATGATCAAGATATTTCCAAGTATATAGCTTACATAGACGCAGTTTACTCTTCCAAGAGCAGAAAAGATGATAAGTGGTACATGTGGAGTGTTAAGGCAAAAAAGAATTTAGAAACTTTTAAAGCATGCTTTGCAGATTACTTTTATTATTGTGCTTTTATTGGTTGTATCACACTTGTTTCCTTTTGTGTAGGATTTGGCCTTACTCTGTTGGCAAGAAAATTTATGATTACGTCGACGGAGTTAGGAGTATCCGAAGAGATAGAAATGGAGAAAGAAGAAGAAGAACCTTGGGCACCGAAGAGGACATCACAAAGTTTGCATAAGAAATCTCATCCAAAGATGCCGAAACACACTAGAGTTGCTATAAAAGGAAATTCTGGTCTACAGAAAGTAGGGCAGTCACAGAGTTCGACCTCAAATGATGTATTTATTCGCTCATGTAATGCGATTGCAAACAACATACGAACTTTGTATGTAGTATATAGCTCAGGTTGTGCTAGGCAATGCAAGATGTTGATGAGTGGACGAATTGGATTCATTCCGGGTCATCATATTGATGCATGGGGAACAGACATAACTGAGTTTATTATAGCAAACGGAGATGTGCCCCAACATAGATTCTCATTTGACCGAGTCAAGTTGGTTTCGTGCCCAGGAAGAGATACTTATGAAGTTATCTTCCCGCAAGAATTTAGTCCATTAAAAAGTTTGTCCAAGTACATGTTACATAAAGATGATTTGGATGATCGGGCTGACAATGAGAGTTATGATGTGTTTAGACTGCACAAATTCTTTGCCAAGGAAGCGAGTAGTATTTATATTCAACCAGGAGCGAGAGTGCTAAAACATGAGTCTAGGACATTTTCTCTGAATCTAGGAGATTCCAAGCATATGACTAAAGTGTATGGAGTTTACTCTCTAGCGGGAGCATTTGGTGAATCTGGGGATTGTATGTTACCTTACATCTCCAGGGAGAATTCGTCTGGCGAAATCAAAATTCTGGGATTACATATAGGAAGGATAGG